TTGAGGGGGTGGTGAGCGTACGCTCGTGAGGGTTCAAGTCCCTCCAACCGCACCAAGCTGATTAAATAAGGGCTTACAGGTAATTCTGTAAGCCCTTATTTTTGTTTGACATCATAAAGTCTTGCGTGGTTTGACATCATTTTGACATCAGAATATTTTAGAGATACGTTCCACGATGTCATCTTCCATTTTAGGTGTCACATGTGAGTAGGTATCCATCGTTTCTTGGAATGAAGCATGCCCTAGACGTTCCTGTATGGCTTTCATATTGGCCCCATTTTCAATAAGAAGAGTGGCGTGGGTATGTCTAGTACCATGCATAGTAAAAGATGGCTTACCGATTAAATTGGCGTATTTTTTACATAGCTTGCTGACTTCATCAGGACAGCGAGGAGCGCCTTTTATGCCAGGGAATACAAGATTGTTATTAATCCAGTTCATGGTTTTAATTCTGCGCTTGTCTATGACTGTTTTATGCTTCATAAGCTCCTGGAGTGTTTCCGTATCAATGGCAATTATCCGTTTTGAGGATGTTGTCTTAGTTGTATTAGATATAACTGCAGTAGATCCGATTTTGAGGGCTGTTTGTGAAATGGATATAGTTGATTTTTTGAAATCGATATCCGACCATCGTAAGCCTAATAATTCAGACCGACGCATACCTGTTGCAAATGCTAATTTAAATAGCGCATGATGTTCTGTATTTGATATATTGGATAAGAAATCTTTTACTTCATCTGCAGATAACGTTACCATATGACGGACTTTAACCTGTTTTGGTCGGTCTATGTTTTTCATATAGTTTTTAGGAATAATGTCATCTTTTACCGCCTGCTCTAATATGGATCCTAGAATTGTCATGGTGTAGGATATAGTCCTTGATGACAATCCATCCATTGATTCAAATACATACCGTAATGTATTAGGTTTAATTTCGGCTAACTTTACGCCGCCGATTTTATCTCTGATATAGCGATTGATAATTCCTGTATAGCTTTGGTATGTAGCAGGAGTTATAGTTTTTTCCTTTAGATTCAACCATATATTAATCCAGGTGTTTAATGAAATAGTATCATCAAAATTAGCACATGCTTGATTTGTATTTACGTATTTCTCCATAGCTTCTATGGCAGCTTTTCTGGTGGTGCCATAAAAGAATTTATGCTTACCGTTGATGGTTTTCGATACTTGGTATCGTCCATCAGCTCGTTTTTTAGCCATATCTTCAATCCTTATAATAAAAAAAAGATGAGGTCTTGTTCCATAAGAACAAGACCTCATCTTTAGTTGCGGCTAAACCGCTTATAATGATTTTAGTTTGGGGCTAAACCCCTTTGTTCTTACATTATAGAATAGATGTTTAAAAAAATCAACAATTTTTGGAGTTTATTACAGTTTTACTTTATATTGTATAACGCTTTTATAACTGCTCGAATTTTATCAGTAGCCTGTTTATCTACTCGCATATCATATAGTGCATCTTTACGGCACCTAGGATTTTGTATGCGTATTTTACTTACAGTCCTAATTTGAGAGACGATAGCAACCGTGCCTGCGTTTAACCGTGAAACTTCTTCCATAATTATATTGTGTTTAGTAATTAGGGCATTCGCTTCATCTAGCTGTTTTTCAAAGCGTTTAATATCGCTAGCTGTTAACGTCTTTTTATCAGTAGTTTCGAATTCCTTTACGTAGTTTTCACCTTGGTCTAACATCTTTCCGGACCTATTCAGCAAGACTGTAAATAATTCTGTTCCCAAATAAACATCTGATTTATATAATTTACTAGGGCTCTCTTTATTAGGCTTTAAAGACCTTAGAGGGACGACAGTGACTGTGCTGTTTTTAGCATTACTTGGTGCCAGTACTATAGCATAATGCAGGCCACCAAACTCAGACCCTATGCCGAAACCGAAGTCAACTTTAACTATATCGCCAGGTTTAAATTGTGGAAAATATTTCGGATTAAAAGTTTCTTCTTGCTTTATATATCTTAAATAATTTCGCAGCCAATAATAGAGTAGGGCCGCTTTATGTTGGTCTGCAGCTAGTATATTTTTTAAGAACGTACTTATGCTACTCGCAAGCTCGGCTATTTTCGACAATAAAGCCCCTTTGTTTTCTGGCTTTTTTAGATCCATACAAAACCTCCTTTGTTATACACTTTATGTTTTACTTTATAATACCGATACATAATGATGGTAGAAATCTATATTCTCCAGTTCGGTATCATCGATGCATGTTCGACGAACCATTTGCTCAACTAGATTAACATGTTGGTCTAAATAAAAGTCATCATTAATAATATGCATTAATTCATGTTTAATCTCCTCTCTCATGCGATCATGAGGGAGGTTTTTGTTTATGTAGATGTTATGAGTATCTACATCTTCACATTCCTCTGACACAGCATTGGCATGTGGTAAGTCGCAGTAAATCAAATTTACAACCAATATAACACTCTCCCTTGTGTGGTTATATAGCTTTCGTCAAATATTAATCGTTCTAAAAATAATTAATGGAATTACTTTTGTAGTAGAAGCAGCAAAGAAGTTTTTAAGTGTATCAGAATATGTATCGACTAATCCTTCAACTGTAGATTCGGTATCTGGGTCTGAACTTAGTTGAGGCGTAGTTGTATCAAACATTCCTATTACAACCCAATTACCAGGCAGAGTTGTACCGTAATTTTTTAGAATGCTGCCCATAGGTATTTTTAAGTACTCTTCAATTATTGTGCCGGATACTTTAGAACCATCGGAAGTAGTGATAGTTAAATCTATTGTACTTGGTGACGCTTTTATCAAATCTGACATAGCATTTATATTATTTTTTGCTTCTCTCGCTGTAACACCAAATACTGTTTTATGTGTAAATATAACCGGTACAAGCTCGGTGAAAATAGAAAGATTTCTAATTACAACTCTGCCTGTAACGAAACCAAGTTTGGCCTCGTTACTCTCGGTTGGGTCTATTTCGTCATACTCTAATATATTAATTAAATCTATTACTTGTTTATGGAATGGATCGTAGTTCTCAGTAGAGGAGACACTATTATCTATTTGTTCTTTAGCACCGATAGAGCCTTTTAGGATTTTAATGTTGGCTTCTACACCCGCATTAGAAGAAGAACCCTGCAAAGTAGCATTCGTTTTGCTAACACTTCGCAGGGTTCCATTTTTTATTTGAGATATAAATGAATCGACACGTTCGGAGTCGATATATAGAAAATCAACTAACTCCGGCTTAATCTGAATCGGTTCGCTAGGTTGTTGTTGGTCAAGGTTGTCTTTCCCCATTTGTTGGCCTCCTTAGAAATTTGCTTGCTAGTTTCTCTATTGGCTTCCATCACTTTATTGAGGCGATTAAGTTCTTTTGCTACTACGCGCAATGTTGTAGTTTTCATAATCAATCCCTCCTTTTCTATATAGTACCATAAAGTGCGGTGGAAGTGCGAATATTAAATTGTAAAAGAACGAACTTACTTGTGTTTAGATTTTAAGAACTCTATGTATTTGACTGTTTCTTCCATCGCCTCTTTAGACATATCTTTTGCAGCAGAGAAGAGCATGCGTGCACCTGGACGTGTGCGTAGGTATTCAGCGTATTCAGCAGTTTCAGAATCCAGATAGTAACCTTGAGGAGTATCATCTTTATCCCAACCAATTAACCATTCTGGCTTTACTTCTAAGATAGGAGCTAATCTATTAATAAAATCAATAGAAACACTAGCAATTTTACCAGATTCATATCTTTGCATATTACTTTCGCTAATACCTAATCTTCCTCCTAGGTCAGCTAATGTTATGCCTTTTTGTTTTCTAATGAATTTAATTCGTTCTCCTATTTCTTTATTTATTGTATTTCTTTCATCGATACCCATAATATGCCTCCAAACAAGAATCGCCCTTACAAACATATATTACAATAAACTTGAATAAAATTCAAGAAAAATTATAAAACTTTTATAAAATCTTGCATAGAGTGGTTGACAGGCTTTACTAATAGGATTATCATGTAATCAGAAACTTGCATAAAATGCAAGAAAAGTGAGGTGAAAACATGAAACTAGAAAAACTGAAAGGATTGTTGGTAGAACACAAGAAAACATATGCGGATTTAGCAGAATTATTAGGCGTTTCTATTACAACTATTAACAGTAAAATGAATGGGAAAACACAGTTTGATGTAGTAGAGGCTACAATGATTAGTGATTGGCTTGGATTAGACTGCTCTAGTAGAGTAGATATTTTTTTACATAATAACTTGCATAATATACAAGTTATAAGTTAGAAGAGGTGAAATCAAATGGGTAAATAAAAAAAGAGATAAACAAAAGTTCATCTCTTTTCTCCAAATTCCTAGAGGTTAGCGGCCTTTCGGAATTTGCCGTTTTGGTTGCCCTAGTCTTGCAGTGAATTACTAAGTCTATATGCTAGCTCAACATGAAGTAGACGGTTCTGTCCACGTGGCGCTACCCACTTCTTAAAACTTTATCGCACTTAAGCAGTACGGACTGCCGTCAGATTAAGCCCTGACATGTATTGATAATTAAGGGCACAGGCTACAGTCAAAAATTGGCTCAATAGAACCAACTCCTTTCATTAAATAAAGGATGTGACTATGAGTAAATTATAACACAATTTTGTTTAAAACAATAAGGAGGGGATTAAATTGGATTGCTTAAGCAAAGCTATTCTTAAGAAACTAACAGAATTAAATATATCTCAAGAAGAGTTTGCATACAGACTAGCGATGACACGAAAGACATTATATTTACGATTAAAAAATCCAGAGCAATTTAAGTTATGGGAGCTAAAGAGGATAAAAGAAATTTTAGGTATTCCGGTAGAGCGGTATTTAAATGAAGAAACTAAAGAAAAATATAAGTTAGTAAAAGTAAAAACCACTAACAAAAGTTAGTAGCAGTAGAAAGGACGTGAAAATATGGAGTTTGTCATCGGATATATTGTAGGGCTCGTGCTGACAGGAATTTTGATTATTGTAGTTGCTGGACGTGGGTTTTAATCCGTCAACAAAGTTAATGGCGGTAGAGAGGAGACACTAAATGAAAGCAGTAAAAGATCGCATTACAAAAGAACGCGAAGAACTAGCATTAGCAGCTAGACCATTAGTGGAATGGGTAAGAAAAAACGGCACACCTCATACGACGATATTGGTGACAGACACTTTTGTGAATGTGTGCAATACCGAAATTGGCGTGCCGATAGATGATTAGTCATCTAATTTTGCGTTGTGGTTTATGGACTAAATGCTGATGCACAAATTTCCCTTTTGAAGATGCATTCAAAAAAGATTGAAATAAACTTTCACTACAGCTGAAGTATTGGTATACGGATCCATTTTTGAACCGCACTTGAATGATGCCATCTTCATAGCCAATGGCGGAAACATTTGAAGATGATACATTTATCATTTCCACAATAATCACCTCCCTTCAAGGTGATTATATCAAAATATTATTTTTTTACAGAAGGAGGAAATAATGGATAGAAGCAAACTCTGCATCACAGTTGATGAAGCTGCTGAATTGGCCAGTGTAGCACCTGCTGTCATTCGCCAATGGGCGGAAGATTTTGATTTTCCGTCCATGAAGATTGGACAGCGTGGCGGTAAACGCTTAATTCATTTGGATTCGTTTAATGCCTGGTTAGCGAAAAGATGCCAGGCAAGAATAGGAGAGTAAGTTATGAATAAGTTAATTATTGTAGTTGCTGTATTAATGGGGGCTCTACTAGAAGGTTCAGATGTTCAAGGATTTGCTATTCCTGATTTAGTAATGGGCACTATGTTCTTATTCGCAGTAGCAATGCTCGTATATGTAGCCATTTATGGAGGTGATAGATGAAGCGTGTTAATTGTACGAAATGTGGCGTACGTATTATTCCCTATAACTACAACTATATATTTGATGCAGTAAATCGCCGAGCGATTAGGGTGTGCAAGCGTTGCCACGATGAACACATCAAAAGTAAATGTAAAAAAGCCCGTACTCACGGCAATGAGATACGAGCTTCAGTCAAACAACCATATTAATTGTAACACATAAGGAGGTTACTATGCCAACAACTAATAAAAATATAGACTTTGATTTCTTTAATAGGTCAGGACGTTTTCCTTCGAAAATACGATTTAATATGTGGGGTTCTGCATGCGGTCTAAGTGTTGATGCATACAAAGCTCTAGGAAAGCCTTTGGGACTTAAAGTTGGCATAGATAAAGAAAATCGTAAAATTCATGTTTTACCTGTTACTGAAAAGAATGTGAATGGCGTTATTTATCTTAAAGAACACCATCTTAATCATTCAAAAGTAATTATCTCAAGAGCTCGAATTGTCTTAGATGAGCTAAGAAGTTTAGGTATTAATGAAAATATTGTAGGAACCGTAAATAGTGAAAATGGATTAACTGAACTAGTATTTAAATTTTAAGGAGAACATATCATGGAAAATCAAAATATCTTAACTATTAAATTCAACACATTGGATGATCTAGCGGTGCAAGTAGCAGATTGGAATGAGCGATTAAATCATCAATGCCAAGGCAAATGTATGTCGGAAAAGCCAATTATTAAAGTAGCGTCAGGCACTAGTCTTGAACTAGCAGAAAATAAACTCGAGGATACATTCAAGAAAGTAATTGAAAAGAGTAGTAAAAAGATTGCAGAAGGTATAAATCAACTTGAAGCTGAAGGTTGTAAGGTAGAAATCTTAGAAAATGAAGTATCAGCGCCTGCAGATGATGTTCCTGTAACAGATTTCGAAGGTAAGCCAACAAAAACTAAAAAAGAAGAAAAGGTTGAGCTGGTAACAGAATCGGTTGTAGAACCTGCTCCTGCTGAAACACCGGAACAGGATGCAGCATTAGATATACCTGCTGAACCGGTAGATAAAAAAGCATTTTTCCGAGAAATGAAGGCCTGGATGGGGGAAGACAAAGGCCGTGCAGGAAAGATTATTGCTGTCTTTAATAAATATGGTGTTACTGAACGCTTTTCTAGTGACGTACTAACTAATGACATTATCACTGATTTAAAAACAGTAATGGTAGAGGAGAAATAATATGCCTAAACAACAATTTAAAGCTCAAGCTGATATCTGTAAAAAGGCACTAGATACATTACATAAAGCAATTGAACTTGACCCTATTAATGTCGAGGAATACGAAGCTGGTATAGCGTATACCGAAGGTGTCATGAAAGCATCCAATGCTATTGTAAAGGCTTGTGAAATCGTAGAATCTACTAAGAAGCAAAAGGAAGAGCAAAAGGAAGCGGAAGCTGAAACTAAAAACAAAAAAACAAAGGCTACAACTAAAAAGTCTAAGTCTAAAGAAGAACCAACACCAGTGTTAGAAGTAGAGCCTGCACCTGCTGAAGAGAAGGAAGCAGAAGACCTATTCGCTATGTTTGGTGATTAAAGGGGGAATTCACTGTGGAGATTATATCCAGTACCTATATTCACAAAATGTTCGATAGCGTAATCTTAGAGGCTCCTTACGGCGCGGAATATACGACTATCCACCATATCGACTGTGGATTTACGTTTGGTGGTAGCTGGCAGCGTAAATATTCATATCAAAATGGATATGTTACCGGTTCAAAATACTATACCTGCCCCAATTGCAGAGCATCTTCTAATCCTTATGATCATAAAATTTACTTTTCTATAAATGATGAGAGTATATACCCTGTATCAGCTTATGTAGAGGTTATCAATTACAAGCATTTCCTGGATTTGAAGATTCGATATCAAGCTATTCAGCTTTTCTTTGATGGCAGAAAAAACGACTTAGGGATGTGTACAGAAACATTGCGGTTCGACTTCAAGAAACGTAAGGCAACATTTATTGATAGATTTAGAATCCATCATGAATTGACTGTTGACTATATTCGTGAGAATGAGATTATGCCGGTACTGAAATTCTTTGGCGATTCATACATCATGACTGATTTCAACCGGAAGAATTTAAACAAAACATTCAAAGCGTTACGACTTATGTTTGAAAAGAGATTGAAGGAAACTTACGGATATGGGACCAAGGATGTATATGTAGCTCCTGGCGCCACTGAAGAAAACGGCTACCATTTTACGATGCTGCTTAATATGATTTTAAAATTATCAGCACCTGATATGCCTAGTATTGTTAGCTTAATGAGACAGTATGTACATTGGACTAATGCTTACTGCTTATATCGATATACAAATATCCCGTTTGAAGACGATGTATTGGTGGCTACAAGAAAAGGTATGAATTTTCAAGAAGCGCTTAGACAATCATATAATGCCCCAAATAGTAGAGCCTTGCGGAAGTGTATGGTTGATGATCCATTAAGCGTATATATGTCTGATGTTCTCAATCTCTTTAACGACGAAAATTGTAGACGTACTATTCTTACACTACAACGAAGCTATGAAAGCTCTTGCCCATATACAGGCAAGCTTCATAACGCTAACGATTTTCGTAAGGCGATGAAACTAAATACACCTCACTCTAGGGATATGTGGAAACAACTAATTAAACGCTGTGGTGAACCTAGCATATTGCGATGGCTGCTAGGTGAGGACATTCGTGATGTCGAGGACTGCGTAGATATGTATGCAAAACTCGAGCCAAAATACCAAGAGGCATTATGGAAGAAACGATTCAAGTTGAAGAACTTCCATGACGAAGTAATCAACATATTCAACAAGCAGGAATATGGAGATGTAATATTGCCTGCTCAACCTCAATTACAAGCTGATATGAATGGGATGCACTTTATGGTGCCAAAGACTGCAGCTGATTTAATGACATATGGAAAGCGATTGAAGAACTGCGTAGGTTCATATCGCGACCGCGTCATACAAGGGCAAGCAGCAATTGTGGTTGTTACGGATGATGACATGAACCCTATTGCATGCTTAGAACTTGCTACTGGGAATAAGGTTAAAAAGGGGCAACCTAAATTTAATCATCTAGTACAAGCGAAGTTATTCGCGAATGCACAACTAAAAAAAGACAATAAAATTCACTCTACAGTGATGAAATGGGCCAATCGTTTGAAGATTGAACCTCATACCATTGATGTGGATGCTAATGTTGTATAGGAGATCACTATGAAACTCACAAAATTAGAATTACTAAATTTTAAAGGTTTGAAAGCTTTTACTATAAATTTCAACGGTGATGTTATTATCCGCGGAGATAATGCTACGGGTAAGACGACTGTATTTGACTCTGTATGCTGGCTGTTATTCGGTAAGGATAGCTTAGACAGAGCCGATTTTGAAATTAAAACCATTGAAGCTGGCGAACCTATCCATAAAGTCAATCACGAAGTCACAGGCACTTTTACATTGGATGAAGGGGGCACTGTTGAATTAAAGCGCGTGTACCGAGAAAAGTATTCATCCCCTCGTGGTGGCGAAGTCACTATGACCGGACATACGACAGACTATTTTGTCGATGGCGTTCCTAAAAAAGAAAAGGAATACAAGGAAATCGTAAATTCTCTCATTGATGAGAATATTTTTAAGCTAATTACGAACCCTCTATATTTTAATGAGACATACTCCTGGCAGAATCGCCGGAAGCTCCTCCTTGAAATGTGCGGTGATGTAACCGATGAAGAGGTTATCGCAGAATACAGCGAACTAAAGGCACTGACTGATATCTTATCCGGCCATAGTGTAGACGATCATCGAAAGGTAGTAGCTGCTAAGAAAACCGCCATCAATAAAGAGCTGGATATGATTCCAGTTCGAATTGATGAGGCCTTGCGCGGGAAACCTACCATTGATACTCCTCGAGACGTTCTTATTCAGGAGATTAGCCTAGCAACTACAACGCTAGAAACTCTAGAGGCAGACAAAGCATTGTTAGTGAATGGACATGCGGTTGTTGATACTAGAGCGGAGCTTAGAGATGTACAACGTCGATTGATGGCTCGTGAAAGTGAACTGCAGATGGAATATAAAAAACAATCTGCATTAAAGTCGAATGAATACGATATGGTTGTATCTGAACTTAACAACCTATCTTCTAAGGTTGAGAACACTAAGCATCGTCTTGATACATCTAATGGGGATATTCAACATATCGAGAGCATTATTAACGAGCTAATGCATCAACGTCAGCAGGTTAATGCGGATGCATTTGTAATGGATATCGATGAGAATTGTCCAATCTGCGGACAAAAACTTCCTGCAGAGCAAATTCAAGCTGCACGTGAAAAAGCTGAAACGAATTTTAACCTTAAAAAATCTAAGCGATTAGAAGAAATCAATCAGTCTATTGAACTGAAGCAACAAGACATTGAGAATATTAAAAAGAGAGATGCCAGCTTAGAGCCTATTGAAACATTAGAGGCCCTTATTAAGGCGAAAGAACTCGTCAAACAAACAATAACTGATGAGATTGGAACGCTAACAGCGCCGGTGCTTGATGATGATTCTATATATGCTGATTTAAAAGCAGAAGAGTTTATGTTGCAGATGAAACTCGATGAATCTAACACTGATCACTCTGAAGAAATTGCAGACATAGACAAACGTATTGCTACAACGAAAGAACACCGCTTTAACCTTGAAACTGAATTGAATAAATACGAAGAGGCTAAACGGATTGATACTCGTATAGCGGAACTAGAAACACAGCAGGCTGAATTAGCAGCGGAAAAATCAAAGTTGGATGAGGCCTCATATCTAATGGATGAGTTCATCAAAGCTAAGGTCAATATGCTAGAAGATGTTATTAACTCGAGATTCAAGTTAGCACGATTCAAGATGTTTAATGTCATGATTAACGGAAACATTGAGGAGTGCTGCGAAACTACCTATAAGGGGGTACCATACCGCAGTATGAATAACGCAGCACGTATAAATGTAGGTCTTGATATCATCAATGCATTAACTAGCTATTTCAAAGTGAACGCTCCGGTGTTTATTGATAACGCTGAAGCGGTGACTGAGTTTGTTCCTGTTAACAGCCAAACAATCAAGCTTATCGTTGATGAATCAGAACCACAATTAGTGGTTAAGGAGGTGTAAGTATGGACGAATTGCAAGTTTTCAATAACATTTCTTTTGGGCAAGTTAGAGTCCAGGAGTTAGACAATGAAGTATGGTTTGTAGCAAAAGATGTATGCGAATGTTTAGGCATTAATGATACATCTAAAGCTGTAGGGCGTTTAGATGAAGATGAAAAGGGTACGAATTCAATTCCTACCCCTGGAGGCAATCAGAATTTATTGACTGTAAATGAATATGGGCTATATAGCCTGGTGCTTTCAAGTCGAAAACCTGAAGCCAAAGAATTCAAACGTTGGATTACGCATGATGTAATCCCTGCTATTAGAAAAACCGGTTCTTATTCTATGGTGATTCCGCAGACATTGCCTGAAGCCCTTAGAGCGTATGCTGATGAGGTAGAATCACATAATGCAACGAAAGCAATTGTAGCACAACAAGAACAGCAGATTGCGGAGTTTAAACCGGTTAAGGATTACGTAGATAAAATTCTATCAAGTAAATCCTGCTTAGCGATTACTCAAATTGCAGCTGACTATGGCCTTAGTGCTCAAGAGTTAAATAAAATTTTGCATGAAGCCGGTCTACAACGTAAGGTCGGTGATCAATGGATTCTCTACAAGCAACATATGGCTAAAGGTTTTACTAAATCAGAAACCTTTACATTCTGCAGAAGTGATGGTCGCTTAGATTCTAAAATCACGACTAAGTGGACGCAAAAAGGGCGCTTAGAAATCCATAGCATTTTAACTAAATTAAACATACATGCTGTATGTGAAGACGTAGCATAGGAGGCACACAATGGGAGAAATTGCGAAAGCACAAACACAATTACAAACTCAATCATTGAAGACTTTAGTATCGAGCGAGTCTATAAAAAAACGATTCAATGAAATATTAGGGAAGAAGTCAGCAGCATTTGTATCTAGTTTGATTTCTGTTTCTAACAATAATGAACTCTTAACTAAGGCAGACCCTACGACTGTAGTTACTGCTGGTATTATGGCAGCTACACTAGACCTTCCTATCAATCAAAATTTAGGCTTCGCGTATATTGTTCCATTTTATAATGGCAAAAAGAAAATTTATGAAGCCCAATTTCAAATGGGATACAAAGGGTATATTCAGCTAGCTATTAGAGCTGGCAAATACAAAAAGATTAATGCCATTAAAATCTATGAAGGTGAAATAAAGAAACGGAATCGACTAACAGGTGAATTCGAATTAGGGGACCCTACCGGGGATGATGTTGTTGGATATATGGCCTATTTCCGATTAGATAATGGGTATGAACAATACCTATACATGACTAAAGAAGAAATGGAAGCACATGCTAAAAAGTATTCTCAAACTTATAAAAAAGGTTTTGGACTTTGGAAAACTGACTTCGATGCAATGGCTGTTAAAACTGTACTTAAACAGTTGCTAAGCAAATATGGTATTTTGTCTGTTGAAATGCAGAATATGACGAATGCTCTCACCTCAGATGGCGCCGTCATCCGTGATAATGATGGAGAACTCACACCAGATTTTGAAGGTGAAACCATCGACGTTCAATCTGATGTGGCTGAAACTATTGCTAATAACGCAAATTCAGAAACGATTGATATTGAACCTACTCCTACGAATGAATTCGTAGATCCTGAAACAGGCGAAGTGGTTCATATGTTTGGTGATTAATTGTGATTAGTATTCAAACATTCGGTAGCAGCTCAAAAGGGAACTGCTACCGAATCAAAACCTCAACTAATGGGGATGAATTATTACTAGATGCAGGGCTAGCATTTAAAGACATACAGCGGTATTGTCGGTTTAATTTCGTGCATCTCTGCGGAGTATTAGTTACTCATCAACACGGAGACCATTGCAAGGCCGTACATGATTTATTAAAACTCGGACATCGCGTGTATATGCTAAAAGATACTGCAGATGCTCTATATGTAGCTGAACATAATAAAGTGGTGTGTATCACGCCTAAGATTCAATTTAAGGTAGGTAATTTTACTATATTGCCATTCGAACTAGAACATGATGTTCCGAATGTTGGATTCTTAATTTCTGACGGTGAGGAGAAACTACTATATATTACAGATACATATTATTGTCGATACACATTTAAAGATGTGAATCATATCATGGTCGAGTGTAATCATTCATATGAAATCCTAAACCAACGCGTTGACGATGGATGCCTACATGAGAAACGTATGGAACGATTAATTCAATCCCATTTTTCGTTAGAGAATGTTATTAAATTTCTAAAGTCTATGGACCTTACTAAGTGCCAGGACATTCGACTGCTTCATTTATCTGATGAAAACTCCGATGCAGCTATGTTTAAACAAGCTGTTGAGGCCGCTACCGGTAAATATGTAGTCGTAGAACAAGAAAGGAGTCCATTATGATTGTTAAATCGATTCAAATTACAGATAACGATATCAATATAGCCTATCAGAAACCATCTGCTACAGGCCTGACAGATGTCTTTACCATTAAATCTAAAGATGATCCACGACCTGAACTTATGCAAGCTTTCAGCAGACTACAGGCTATTATGAAAAAGAACTTTGAATTCCTGGAGGAGTTTAACATCCCGTTTGTCGTACGGTCATTCAAGTTTAAATATGGCGTTATCGAGGATGTGGTTGAGAAAGTCAGCGTTGAAGGCATTATACAAGATGCAAACTCTACTGATGAACTGAAATTCAAGACTGATTGGTTGTCGGTAGAGTATGCAGACCGTACATTTGCTATTTCAGTGCAAGACTTAATTGATGAATGTGTAAGGTTTATAGCTGGCAAACGTGCACAAGGCGCTTTATTTGCAGACGAGGAATGATGATTTATGGCGAAAGACCAATCCTATTATTTTAGCCATGATGTTACAGCGAGCAGTGACCCAAAGATAGTGGCGATGATATCTGAATATGGAATGATCGCGTATGCATGGTGGTGGATTATTCTTGAAAAGCTAGCATCATACGAAGATTACAAACTGCCATTAAAAAGATATACATTTCTTGCTCTTGATAATGAGTTAGGAGTAAAAAACAAAGAAAATTTAACATGTGTTGAACATGTGTTCAAACAAAATGAACATGTGTTTGAACAAAATGAGTTATGTTCAATGTGTTCATTTTTGTTCGTAAATTCATTGATTTCAGACTATGAATTATTAGCTTGTGATGATGAATATTTTTGGTCTCCGAGCTTAACACGGCGCCTTGAATTTCGAAAAGTTAAAAACGAAGAACTCCGCGAAAAACGTAGGCTCGCAGGCATTAAGAGCGGAGAGGCTAGACGTAAAAACGAACAAAAACGAACACGTGTTCAACACAAAGGAACACGTGTTGAGCAAAACGAACTAATAAAAGAAAAGAAAATAAAAGAAAATAATATAGAGAGAGATACGCGCGCGCGTGAAGATGAAAATCCTCTATCTATGTTTGACGATGATGAAGTAAAAAATAAACCCATTTATGATTTGTACATGAAAGCAATCGGAGATGTATCACCTGTCATTAAAGACCGGTTAGATGATCTGGTTGAGTCTTATGGCAAGGAACGAGTTGTTGTGGCTATCAACACCACAGCTGATAATGGCGGTAATAGCATCAAGTATGTTGAAACTGTCACGGCAGGAAATCTAAAGAAGGAGGTGCAAAAAGATTTTGGAGCAAGTAAACATAACGGAAATGCTAGAAACGTTTCTCGAAAAAAGGAAGAAGTCGACTGGCAAGCAGAATACGAGAGAGTCCATGGTAAAGGATGAGTTCTTTTATCCAATCTATGACAAACCAGTAGTCATCCAAACAAACGTTAATACCACCTATGCTGCTGTTGGTATCCCTCGGCGATACTACGACATGGATTTTGAGTGGTTACGTAAGTATGGCAGCTTTCCTAAAGAAAATTCAGAAGCATATGCTGTAGTAAAACATTATGTGGATAACCTAGAGGCAAATCTTAAAAGTGGCAAAGGATTGATTTTAAGGGGCCCTGCTGGCACTGGAAAGACTTCTATAGCAGTTAGTATCCTGAAAGAAGTTCTAGCGTTAAAGCGGGGCTGTATGATGATTTCTATGCCTAGTCTATTGGACACCATGCTCACCTTATCAAATGGTGATAGAGTAGCATTTCTAAATTATGAACAAAAGCTCAGGAATATTCCGCTGTTGCTGTTAGATGATTTTGGAGCGGAGTATTCTAAATCTGATTGGGTGCACACAAAAGTTGAAAGTATTATTATTGGCCGATATCATGATATGAAGCCAGTTATACTGACAACTAATTATAATAACGACCAAACAAAAGATCATTATAGCGAACGAGTAATTGATAGATTACGTGGCAAAGATTATGAGGAAGCTATATTTTGGGGAGAATCACACCGATGAAGATTATCTTACGTTGTCAGTTTCGGTTTAGAAAGAAAACTCACGACAGGTTCCCTACGTTGAACGAGTACATTGATTGTGAACGTGGTTCGACTATAGCTGCCGCTGCTATGAAAAAGAAATGCACCGAGCAAGTCAAAGAACAATGTTTATCACAACAGATAGAATCGGTTAAGGGTAAAGTAGACCTGTTATTTGAATGGCACTCATCGACCAGGCATGATCCTGACAATGTAGCGTTCGCTAAGAAATTTATTCTTGATGGTCTACAATTGGCAGGTGTGCTAGAAAATGACAATAGAAAGTTCATAGGCACGATGGCAGATGAAATTATAACTGATACAGAGAATTATGTAATCCTGCACATATCGGAGTGTATGAGTATATTCCTGTAAAGAGTGTTAATTAAAGCGAGGTATTATGAAGAAAAAGCTAGTATATGTGGCTCATCCATATGATGGAAAGAAGAGCAATAAAGAAAAAATAGACAAAATTATGCAAGAACTGGTGATGGTGGATATTACACATGACTATGTATCACCTATCCATAATTATGGGTTCATGTATTTAACCGGAGACCAATATCAATTTGGCTTAGGTATATGTATAGGCCTACTCAATCATTGTGATGTACTGGTCTTGTGTGATGACTGGGAGACTAGCCGAGGCTGTAAAGGCGAATATGAATACGCAAAGAAACATGGCATTGCTACATTTGTGTTAAGCGAATGGAAAGCAATGAACATGATTTAATTATTGTTAGATACTTCTTATGAAGTTGGTATAAACACAATTCGGACTAAACTACAAAATTATAAGGGGGAGATGTATTTGAATGAATACGAAATAGAAAAAATTACTAGGTTGGCCACTGAGGTGGCTACTAAAACCTACTATGAATTAGCCAAGCAAGAAAATGCACAGTTAGGTCGTAAACTTCGACACAACACGATCAAGCTGCTTAAGCATTATAGTCAGTTACAGTCATACGTAGACAATGCTATCACGGATTCGACACAAGCCGAGGATATATGGCTCAATGAACTGTTAATTGATATGTTTGACGATAAAAGCATTGTGAAAGTAAATGCGATTGTTAAATCTAAAGAAAAAACAGCATTGATGATGAGGCATGTGAATAACATGCTCGATATCTATGCTGAGAAGTGTAGTACAAAGCAATTTAAGTATTGTGAGTGCATGCGCAGGTATTATATTGATGGAGAAACCTTAGAAGAGATTGCTGAATCATTTCCTGAAAAGCCTGATGTACGGACTATCAAACGTTATATTGCAAGAGGTATTGAAGAGTTATCAGTTTTGCTATGGGGCGTTATTGGATTAAATACAAAGCTAGCCTGAAAATTGTCCCAAAACTGTCCTAGACCTGTCCTTCTTGACAGTTTATAATGATAGTGTGAGTTAATAGGGAAACGATTAATCTCTCTCGACACAGTGAATACCTAGAACACAAAAGCGAAAAAGCCATTGCTTCGGCAATGGCTTTTTGCTATAGGCTAGCTAGGCCTATATAGTAGTGCGATCGCAACAAGGATGCAAAGAAAAGGCTTGTTATTTACTAAACGTAAATAACAAATGCGCGTTTACCGTAGTCACGAGCATAACGACGCTTGCCTGTCTTAGGGTCTGTTACATAAGCAACAAATTTCTTTGTGCCGCGTTTAGACCCAGTTTGAGATACTTGAGACATATATCTGCTCTCCTTTCATAAATTTCTCAGAAGAGATTTATGGCGGGCCCGCACTATTTACATTATACCTGCAAATTATATATTAAACTAGCATTAATCTATAAAATGAAAAAGACCCCAAAATTGGGGTCTTTTTCGATAGACGGAACAAGCTAACTTGTTTTTAAGAAAGATGAGTTGTAGCTAATAACTCAGAGCATCCTTATATATGTCTAAATATCTCAACAACATCATATCACTAAAATATAAAAAATCAATCGTTGGATTGCAGAAAAGTTTACTTTTATTTTATAAATAAAAAATAGAACGAATATTCCATACTAGATATTGTTTTTATAAAACAATATAACAATATATAGTATATTATGATGATAAAATCGAATACGGTTATGCAAAAGAAGAATGGAACGAGGTGAATACGATTGACAGATGTGTATTGTGAAAAAAGGCGATGCCTTAATAATGTAAAAGGTTGGTGTAAGGCCAATGGAATTCATATAGACCATATGTGTAAATCGTATGCACCATCACATTCGTTAGTAAAAACAAAAACCGCTAAGGTTCATAAGGAGTGCGGTAAATATAAGCAGAATAAAGGTGTTTTAAAGTAGCTAGGAGGTGAGATAGTGGCTGCATTGAAAAACAAACGGCATGAAAAGTTTTGTCATGAGTACATCAAGGATATGAATGCAACACAGGCCGCTATTCGCACTGGTTATTCTAAGAATACAGCTAATAGAATAGGTAGTCGCTTGTTGTCAAATGTTGACATAAAATCAAGGGTTGCTGAGCTGCGTGACGCTTACTTAGACGAAAACATCATGACTGCTAAACAAGTTGAGTACGAGCTCACGAGGATTGCACTGGGCCTTTCAAAAGAGAAACAGGTTGTTATAGAGGGGACTGGGGAAGGGTGCTCTGAAGCACGTATCATTGATAAACCGCCTGATGAGCGCTCTAGGTTAAAAGCATTAGAACTCATGGCCAAGCGACATCGGATCCTTAGCGGTGATACTACGATTGATGTGCAACCAGTTATCATCGTAGGTGGTGATGATATTGCCGACTAACAAAGTGTACTTGCCTGATATAGTAGGCAAGGGATACGGTGCTTTTTGGCGGTTCAAAGGTCGCTATAAAGTAGTCAAGGGCAGTCGTGCCAGTAAGAAGTCCTCTACACAGTCTATAAAAGTTATTATGGAGATAATGGAGAACCCTTGTATAAACTGGCTAGTCGTTCGTAAGACAGAACGGACTTTGCGTGACAGTTGTTTCGCGCAGCTTAAATGGGCTATGCGCCAGTTGAAAGTGGAGCGGTACTTCAAATGTTCCGTATCGCCACTTGAGATAACATATATCCCAACAGGGCAGAAGATTCTATTTCGTGGTCTCGATGATCCTTTAAAGGTAACGTCCATTACTGTTGAAGTTGGGGCGCTGTGTAGGCTATGGATTGAAGAAGCTTACGAGATTATGAGCGAAGATGCATTCAACAGATTGGATGAATCTATACGTGGTCAGTTGCCTAATGGGATGTATCACCAGGTGGTCTTAACATTTAATCCGTGGTCAGATAGGCACTGGTTAAAGAAACGCTTCTTTGATGAGTATAGCGAAAATGTATTAGCCTTAACTACTAACTATATGTGTAATGAGTTCCTGGGCGAATCAGACTTAGCACTGTTTGAGGAAATGAAAAAGAATCCTAAGCGGTATAAAGTAGCTGGCTTGGGTGAGTGGGGGGTAGTTGATGGTCTTGTATACGAAAACTGGAAGGAACAAGATTTCAGTATTGATGAAGTACGCAAGTTACCAGGTGTAAAAGCCATATTTGGCTTGGATTTTGGTTATACTACAGACCCGACAGCTCTCTTCTGTGGTGTCGTTGATGCTGCAGAACGTCGACTATATGTATTTGATGAACTCTATGAACGAGCTCTTACTAACAGAGCAATAGCTGAACGAGTACAACGTTTGGGATATGCAAAAGAAGCTATCGTTGCTGATTGTGCCGAGCCTAAAAGTATAACAGAGTTGAGAGAATTTGGATTGACTCGAACTCGAGCATCTAAAAAAGGTGCGGATAGTATTCTGAATGGTGTGCAGCGCATCCAGGACTATGAAATTATAGTACACCCTAGATGTGTTAATTTCCTTACTGAGATTAGCCAGTATCAATGGGGGAAAGATAGATTTGGTAAGTATACCGGCAAGCCTGAAGATGATAATAACCATTTAATGGATGCTATGAGGTATGCATTTGAGAAATTTGCCGTGGTTAAAACAGGCCAAGTTGATATTTATTAGGAGGCTTATATATGGCTGTTATGTCAAATCCAAGAGATAGCGAATATGAATTATTGCATGACGCTTATTATGGCACAGGCATGTTCGCTAATGGTGGTGCATTACCTAAATATTCTCGTGAAAGCTCACAGAATTATAAGTACCGCCAAAAACTTTCATATTATTTGAACCATACAGGGCCGATACTTAATGCTAGTGTCGACCCTATTTTTAAAGATGAAATATCACGAGACTACAATAAAAGCGAACTTTTTGCTTCATTCTTGGAGAACGTAGACCGATTAGGAACGTCGCTCCAAGAATTTATGCGTTTTAATGCAACGCAAGCAAAATTGTATGGTGTTATGTATATCATTGTCGATAACGTAACAGAGTTTGGTGAAACAATGGCCGATGTGATATCTAAACGCCAATTCCCTTACCTATATGCAGTTGAGCCGAAGTGCGTATATAATTGGCGGATTAGCGATGCAGGCGAACTGGAATTATTTGCGTACACATCTCAAGTGTTCGATGAGGAAGGTAATGCAAAAACACAGTTCCATGAATGGACAAAAACATCATGGGTAACAAAAGATGAAAATGGCAAAGTGATTGCACAAGGTGAGCATAATATCGGTAGAATACCTGTCGTTCAATGGTTTGGACGTAGCTCAAAGAAAACAGATATATTGCCACCTCCTGAATTTCTATCTATCGCGAGAACTAATCACCAAATATATCATCAATGCTCGTTGTTATCGCAAATATTAAGCATGCAAACATTTAGTATTTTGACATTGCCTGATAACGGTCAAAATATTAGTGATATTACACTTGGTACAAATAACGTGCTAATGTATCCGGCCGAATCAGGGCATGCTCCTGCGTTTATTGCACCGGATATTGGACCAGCACAAATTCTGATACAAACAATTAAAACCCTTACAGACGATATGTACCGTTTGTCAGGAATTAACTCAGTAATAGGTGTGCAAGAGTCAAAAAGCGGTGTAGCTAAGCAATGGGATTTTGAACGAACCAACCAACGGCTGGCTGACTTCTCCGTACAGTGTGAAAACGCAGAATATGACATCATTGATTTATATGAATTGTGGACCGGTGAAAATATCGGTTATAAATGTGATTATCCTCGCAACTTTAAAATTAATGACGTAGCCGATGTTATCGCTCAATCTCAATCTGTACTTGATTTAAACCTTGGCAGTAATACTTTGAAAGTCGAAACAGGCAAAAAGGTATTAGACAGTTATGTACCTAACCTTGAGCCTAAAGAGTACGACAAAATTATTGATGAAATTGAAGAAGCTGTTCAACGACAAGCACAGGATCTTGCGTATCATGATGATGAAGGGAACGAAGTAGATGAGGACGCAGAAGGAGATAGACAAGGCGATAACCAACTTCGAGGCAGAGATAAAGAAACTCCTTGAATTAGGTTATAGTCCTAAAAAAGCTGTTAAAAAGGCTTATGAGGCATATCCTGTTATGCAATTAATGAAGCCTACTTTACAGGCTGATTTGACGAACTCATTCATAGCTGGGTATGGCAATGATGTTCCGTATAGCACTAAAAGTATTTCAATGGCAATGGCTGAAAGCTGGGCGTCTGATAATTTAACATTATCTAGTCGCCTTTATGGACGTTCTAAGGCTATTAAACAAAGCGTTGCTGATACTTTGACACAAGCATTTAAAACCAATAAAGCTGTACGAGATACTGCAAAATCAATCTTCGATGGGTATGGCAATGGTGGTATTATTCCGGAAGCCTCTTTACCTAAATTTATTAATGATCTTACGAAGCTCAATATAACTGGCAGTAGCACACCAGAAGGGAAGCAACTACAACGCAAGGTGCTGCGTAGTGTTCGTGATAAAGTATCAAGGCTCACTACTCCAGGCGTTAGGGCTGCATATACTGAATTAACCCATGCTATTGATAAAGGCAACGATGAACGTATCAATAAAGCATTGGAAACTGCTGTTCAAGAAAAAACACGTTATAATGCTGAACGTATAGCGAGAACAGAAAATGCGAGGGCTTATGCTGACGGTCAAGTAAATAGGTACATGAACGATGATGATATCGTAGCCTATAAATGGCGGTTAGCTGCAAGGCACCCTCGCTTTGATATTTGCGACTTTTATGCTAATGCTGATTTATACGGACTTGGCAAAGGCGTTTACCCTAAAGATAAATTACCGACATTGCCTGCTCATCCTCATTGTATGTGTCATATTCAACCATTAACAGAATTAGATATTCAAGAGAATGAACAGCACAAGGGAATAAATCAAGCTGGCTTGGATTATATTCAAACACTAACTAAACCAAATCAGGAAGTTTTACTCGGTGTAAATGGTCGAAATACTGTATTGAGTGGCAAAGGATTTTGGCAAGACTTTGCAAGGGGCTGGACGTCTGATATATTCAATGCAAGGGTTCCTGCTATGTTACAGGAAATGCCTAAACATACTTTAAAACTACACCCACCGAAGGGGAGTCATATAAACTCAGACTATATTATTGATACTAAAGTTATAAACAACAAAGCGTATCGTGATAAATATAACGAACTTGGTTACTCAAAAGATATAACTAGACTAATATTTTCAGAATGTATAGCATGCTTAAATGCTGCAAATGGCTACAATCGAGAACGTGGTATAATGATTGACTTGGCAACAAAAACAACTGGTAAAGAAAATATTGGCAAAATAGGTTCAGACAACGTAGGCATTTATTTTCCTAATAATGATAAAACACCAATAAATCAGTATGTGGTAATACATAATCACCCTAAGAACATCACTTTTTCTACCACTGATATAGAAAGTTATTTAAGAAACAGCAGTGTTCATAGTGCTGTTCTTGTTGATAGTATGGGCAATGTATATCAAATAAAAAATATTAATAGAAATATAGACATAGATGAAGTTGTAAAGGATATGAAGTCACTGTATAATGGTATTAAGCAATATCAATCAACATGGAAAGCTATGGAGGCAGTTATGCAAGGGCTTGTAAAAAAGGGGGTTTTAGAATATGAAGAAAAATAAGCATAAAAAAAATAAAAATATACCAATCTTATTGGCAGATGATAGCCAATATGCTGATTTACCTGTAACTAAAAATCCTGATAAAGTAATTACTAAAGAAGAACAGGCACAAATCGATGAAATGTTAAAAAAATATAATTTTTAAGCACATATATATAATTGTATGTGCTTTTTATTTACGCCCTTTCATGTGTGATGATTGGGCGTATTTTTATTGGTGCAATTAGGCGGAGGCCTGTTGCGCCTTTTTTATTTTCATGTATTTACGGAGGTTTACACATGAACATCGCAGAAGTTTATCAAGCACTCGAACAATTGGAAAATGGTAAGGATCTTATCGACGCTATTAAAGGTGAAACATCGCGCCTTAATAACGAAGCTAAGACAACACGAGAAAAGCTACAAGGTCAAATTACTACGTTAACCGGTGAACGTGATACGCTTTCGACTCGTGTTAGTGAATTAGAAAAACAAGCAGGGGCTGGTTCTAATTCTCCAGAGTACAAGCAACTAGAAAAGCAATTAAAAGCTATGAGCGACAAGTTCGAGCAAGCTGAAACTAAGGCAAAAGAAGCGGAAGCCAAACGAATTCAATCTGAAATTATGGCACAAACATTGGATGCTTTCACAAAAGCTAATGCGGTAGATCCGCAAGAGTTTGCAAGATTAGTTGCCAATGACATTAAAGTTCAGGATGATGGTACTTATGGCTATACAAAAGATGATGGCACTATTGGTACTATTCAAGACCGTACCGCAGAATGGTTGCAAGGTAAATCTTGGGCCGTTAAAGCGACTGGCAATCCAGGTAGCGGACAAGGTGGTACAGGTGGCAATGGTCCTGATGCAATTAAGGCTGAATTCGCTAAGGCTGTAGGCATTGAAATGTAATTATTTAATTATTGGAGGTAAATTACATGGCGACTAATACATTACAATACTCTCAACAGTTTCAAACTGTACTCGACCAACAAATGTTAGTTGGTTCCACTACTGGCTTTATGGAAGTTAACGCAGGTCAAGTCAAATACGATGGCGGTGATACTGTTCATATTCCTGAAATTAGCATGCAAGGTATGGCGAAATATGATCGCGATGAAGGCTTCAATCGTGGTTCCGTTACTTTGAAATTTAACCCTTACAAAATGACACAAGACCGTGGCCGTACATTCTCTCTCGACTCCATGGACGTAAACGAAACAAACTTCGTTGCAACTGCTGGCACTGTAATGGGTGAATTCCAACGTACACAAGTTATTCCTGAAATTGATAGCTATCGTTATTCTAAAATTGCTGCGTTGGCAACTGCAGAAAATAAAGTAACGACTGGTTATGCACCTGCTGTTACTGATATTCTCGATAAATTGGACGCAGAAATTACAGACATTCAAGACGTAATCGGTGAAGATGAAGCACTTATCATCTGTATGTCTACTAAGTTACGTTCTATCTTGAATAATGCAGATAAATTCCATAAATATTTGGACGTAGCTCAATTTAAAGCTGGTGCAATTAACACTAAAGTTCGTTCTTTTAATGACATTCCTATTCTTGGTGTGCCGTCCTCTCGTTTGAAAACACAATACGTGTTTAACGATGGTAAAACTTCCGGTCAAGAGGCTGGCGGTTTTAAAGCTGATACAGTAGCCAAAGAAATTAACTGGATTATCATGCCTCAACGTGCACCAATTGCTGTATCTAAAACAGATAAAGTCCGTGTATTTACTCCGGACATTAACCAAAAAGCAGACGCTTGGAAAATTGACTATCGTAAATACCATGACTTATGGATTCCTAAAAATCGATTGGCTGCAATTCATGTTAACGTTGGTGCGTAAGGTAGGTGGATAATATGGCACGTCTTGTACGATTAAACGAAGTACAATATGTAAGCGAAGAATATGATATTAAACGCTTACAAGATGAAGGCTTTACAATCGAAGAATTGGAGCCTGTCAAAGATGATGATAAGTCAAAACGTAGCGGTAAAAAGCCCGATAAAGAGCCCGGTAAAAAGCCCGATAAAGAGCACGGTAAAGAGGAGTAATCATGTTACCTAAAGAGGTGTTCGAACGACGGCTCAGACAAGCTGTTAAGTCGAGCACCTTTATGGTGCAAAATGAAGCACAACAAAAGCATGACTTTATAACTCGTACCGCTCAATTGGAAAGGGCTGTCGATACAAAATTTAGTTTTGATAATGGCAATAATATTGGGGTAGTGTACATTGACAATCAGGTAGCACCTTATGGAATATTCGTTCATCAAGGTACAAGACCTCATATTATTAAGCCTAAAACTAAACGTGCATTGCGTTGGGTTCCAATGGCTGGCAATAGCTTTTTCTTCGCGAAGGAAGTTCACCACCCAGGAACCAAATCCGACCCATTCTTATATGAAGCGCTGGAAAGAAAACGTAATGATGTATTTGATACATTTTCAAAAGCCACTGGGCTTGCTATTAATGATCTATCGAATAGCGATTGGCTTGGGGTTAAGGAAAAAGAAATTCGAATAGATATTTAGAGGTGTAACAATGCTATATGAATACGAAGAAATGCAGTTCACCGATGAGCTGTTAGGCAAAGAGGTTCTACCTCAACATGTAGAACGTGCAGAAAAAGCATTATATGCCTTTGCAAAACGTCTTGGCGTATTAGAGGGCGATATTGTAAGAAGTTATCTAGTCGATGAATTAGTGCAACTATATATATATCGCTTTGTGTGCGTTGACAAGGCTTATGCATTACCAGGTGCATATACTCGCGACGGCTCAACCGATGATTTTTACAGCAAAAAACTGCAATATATCGATGAACGTATCACAATATGCGAAAAGCAAATTACACCGGAAGAGTTAACAGGCGACCCTACTAAATATGCTAGGTATCGAACTGTAGAAATTTTCAGGGGGTAATATGTGGCTCGAACTCATGCAACATATCAAACATGTAATTGATAGCCACGGAACAGGCTTCAATGTTATTCTTGGGGCTATGAGGCCACAAGCTGCAAACATCGATTCGAATGGCGTAATTATGGTGATTAGGGGAGAAACAACGCCGGGAGATAATACCATTCAATCTGAATTGCAACAAGAGTTATACATTGAAGTGTGGGGGCGGAATGACGACCCTGATATGAACGTAGGTTATGAAGTTATCGCTAAGTTCGAGGATACTTTCGAGGCGATTATGAATAATCTTCGTAATTCATGTGGCAGATTAGTTCCGGAAGCATGTATCTTGCAAGATAGCGGTTATCAAATCATCGATATTAAATGTACAAGTAAAGTAGGCGACCATGATTCAGTACGGCCATTGATTGGCACACAGTACAGGTTTGTGGCTCGCCTTATTAATTTGAATGAAGAAACAAACGGAGGTATCTACTAATGCCAACTCAACCAGCTACAGCAAAAAAACTTTATAAACCGCAACAGGCTGCAATGCCTACTGCCGGTAAAAATTATTTGATTTATGTTAATGCTGGCACCGACGAAACAACAGGTGCTGAATGGCTTTTATTAGGCGGTCAACGTTCTGGTGATGTATCTCGTAAGGCTGATAGCATCGATGCATCTCACAAAGGCACTAACGGTTGGAAGTCTACTATTCCAGGGCTTAAAGAGTGGTCCATTGACCTTGAAACATTGCTTATGCCTAACGAAGAGTCATTGCAATTGTTAGAAAAAGCGTTCTTGAATGATGATCTTATCAACATCAAGATTGAATATCCTAATAAAGCCTACATGACAGGTATTTGCTCCATTACAGAATTGTCTATGAACACACCACATGACGATGTGGCAACGTATAAAGGCAGTTTAAATGGCGTAGGTCCATTGTCCGAATTAAAACAACCATAATTTATAGTTAATTAAGGAGTGCGCACTCATGAAAAAAATCACATGTGATGTATTTAATACTGGCGAAACAATTTATTTTACGATTGGTCGAATTGCTGAACTTGAACAGTTATGGGGTGAACCTATTTTTAAAGCAGTTCAAGCTGGGGCAATGACATTCCAACAATTAATCACTGCATTTGTTGTCGGAATGAAGCACGAAGGTCGTAAACGCGATTATATTTACTACCAAGAAAAGCTACAACAATTATTCGATGAAGGCGAGGTTCAATATTTAGAACTTGTACAGTTAATTGTAAAAGCATTAATCGGTAGTGGTGTATTTGGTAAGGCTGCGTACTATGCATCATTTCCTGAAGAAGCTGACGAAAAAGCACAATCTGAGGTAGAAGCAGAGGAAGCAGAAGCAAAAAACTAGAAGGGGGCTATACAGCCCCCTCTTTTAATTTATGGATAACAAAGGCCGAGCGTATGGCGTATGGTCCACTCAATTTGAAGCCTTGGGAGTTTATGAAACTAAGCCCTATGGAATATTACAAACTGGTGGAAGGGTACGAATTGCGAATGGAGATTGAGGACCGCAGACAGGCTTATTTTACATGCATAATGACGAATGTTCATATTGCTGGAAATAAGCGATTGAAAGTCGAGGACATCATGAAGCAATTACACCCTATGACATTGGCACAACGTAAGACGGAAGAAAAGTTGTTCATGGAAGAATTTAGACAGGCGGGAGGTGAGATATAAGAAAATGGCAGATTCACAAATTAATGTTCGCATAGTTGGTTCCTCTAGTAGTGCGGAACAAGCACTTGATAGGGTGGCTAAGAAAGCGGAAAATGCACTAGGAAAAGACGTTACTGCTTCGATGGAGGCTGTTAAAAGCAAAGCGCAGAAGATCTTCGGTATAGAAATTCCTAGTATCATGAACGCTGCCAAAAGTGGGGCTGCATTTGGTGCTGCAGCAATAGGTATTGAAGCTGCAGGGCGAGCCATGAAAGATATGGCAATTAGTGCTGTTCAAACCACCGACCAACTTACACAGATTAGGGCACGTATCAATCTAATTAATGACGGCAGTCAGTCTACTGCTGAAATTATGGACAAGATTTATAGCGCAGCTAACCGTTCTCGTGGTAGCTATTTAGATATGGCCGACAGTGTGGCTAAGTTGAACATGCTTGCAAAAGACGCTTTTTCATCTAATGACGAAGCAATTTATTTTGTTGAACAGTTGAATAAGCAATTCAAAATCTCCGGTGCTAGCGTTGAAGAAACTACATCAGCTATGTACCAGTTAACGCAAGCAATGGCAGCTGGTAAGCTACAAGGGGACGAATTCCATTCCATTATGGAAAACGCTCCGATGTTGGCACAATCTATTGCAAGTGAAATGGGGTTAACAGTAGGTCAATTAAAGGATATGAGCTCGCAAGGGCTTATTACTGCTGACATTATCAAAGAAGCACTGTTCAATAGTGCAGAAGAAACAAACGCTAAGTTTGCAGAAATTCCTATGACGTTCCAAGATATAGGAACGCAAGTTCAGAACGAATTAATAGCTGCATTTCAACCGGCTATGGAAGAAATAAGCAACATGACAAGTTCAGGTGTATTGAACGATGCACTTGCTGGGTTGTCTATTGCCTTTCGTTTGGTTGGTACTGCCGCACAAGCAGCCATTATTACTGTAAGGGGTGCATTTAGTGCGTTATCAGTTGTCATTGGTACAGCTAAGAATATTGTTACGAGCTTTGCGAACCTGTTTAGAACCGCTATGCCAGGGGTTGCCACTGCCATTGTAGGTGTTACAACTGCATTTATTACTTATAAAGCGACAGTCGCATTATGTAGCGCTCAAACTGCTGCATTGACTGTAAAAACTGTAGCATTAAAAACTGCACAAGTCGCCTCTGCAATTGCAACTAGGTCTTATGCGTTAGCAATGACTGTTGTTAAAGTGGCAATTCAAGGTACTATCTTATCGATAGGCGCATTGACTTTGGGGACAACTGTCCTTAAATCTCTGTTTCTAGCTTTAAGAAGTAGTACATTAGCTGCAGCTACTGCTCAGCGTGTATTAAATGTTGTAATGAAGGCAAACCCAGTCGGAATATTAATATCCGTTATAATGACTTTGGTCGGCGTGTTTGCGACTGCATCTGTTGCGTCTAATGGTTTCGGTAATACGTTAAGCTCTGTATTTTCAACTATTGTGCACACCGCTGTTTGGGGTGTGAATAAAATTATCGAAGGGCTTAACTGGTTAATTGCAAAACTCAACAGTGTAGGTGATAAAGTCGCAAAATTCTTTGGTACATCTTTTACTGCTATTCAACAAGTTGATACAATCAGTGCTGAAACGGCACAAGATATTGTAAATACTGGCGTTAATATGGCTTCACAAATAACACAAGGGTTATCCGGTGGCGGTGATACAGGCCTAGATGTTGGCGGTGGTGGCGGAGATGATGGCGGTTCTGCTGGCACCGGTAAAGGTGGAAAAGGTGGCGGAGGTGGTAAAGGCCACTCCGGAAAGGATCTTGCAAAAGAGGCCAAAGAGGTCCACGAAAAAATCTTGCAATCGTTCTTGGAAATGCAAGGCAATCAAGTCGAACTAATCGAATTGCAATACAAAAAGGAACTCGATGAGCTCAATAAATCAAAGAGTGCTAACGTTAATTATCAAGAAGATTTAAAGAACCTTAACGATGTTTATGCTGATAAACGCATCAAGGCAAAGCAAGAGGAATTTACGAAACTCCGAGCTATTGAAACAAGTATTCGAGATATGCAAAAAGAATTCGCTATCAATACTGCTGATAAAGACAGTACCGGCAGTGTGTCTCCTTCTGTTCAATTGTCTAAAGATTATATCGATGCTATTGATACAATCGAAGATAAATATGCGGAAATGGTCGATAAGTTCATCAAAATGGACGCCATGGAACAGCAACATTATATTGATAGGCTGAAAGAACGAGGCATTGCATTCCAACTTACAGGTGATGGACAAATCTCCTTTGAGGCTATGAAAAATGCAGAGTTATTGGCTAAGCAAGAAGAATATCAGAAAAAGGCATTACAACTTCAAACCGAGTTGCAAGATGAAAAATATAAAATCGAAGACGCAATGCGTACTCAAAACTTCGAGGCATTGCAAACTGCATTGAATGATGAATATATCGCTATGCAACAAAACTATGACTTGCGAAAGTCATTACTTGAAGAATATAAACAAGCTGCATTTGATGCTCATATGAACGGCCAACAAGTATTGTTTGACGCTATAAACGCTGGCATGGATAGCTTACAAGGATCTATTTCAGGGCTTATTCAAGGTACAACAACGCTTATGCAAACATTCCAAAATTTAGGTAAGGCGATACTCAAAACTATTGCGGATAGTGTAGCACAATGGATAGCCGGTCAAATTAAACAGGCAGTCTTTGGTAAAATGCTAGCGGCTCAACAATCTGCCACTGGTATTGCTGCGGCAAATGCTCAATTACCGGCTTGGAGTGCATTGGCACAACAAGTTAGTATGGCAACGTTTGGTGCAAGTGCTATCGCTGGTATGGCTGCATGGAGTGCTAACACGGCAGCTGGTGCAGCTCAAACAGCTACACAAAGTACGTTCTCCGGTATGTTTAATTCCGGTTCAAGTGGATTCAGTAGTAATCTATCTTTACCTAAACTGGCAAGCGGTGGTGTGGCTTATGGCTCAACTTATGCTGAGATTGGCGAAGGTAAGTATAAAGAAGCTGTATTACCTTTGAGCGAAAGTACATACGATGAAATTGGTGGCGGTATAGCTCGTGCCAATGGTGGCGGTGCTGGTAGTATTACGTTTAACGTATCTGCTATGGACGCTCAATCGTTCGGAACATGGCTCGAAAACTCAGCAGGACGCTCGCTAAGACAGTTTTTAGTTAACCAGGATAGGGAATTCATAGCAACGGAGGGGACGTGGTAGCATGGCAGATTTAATTAAATTTCCGGATATTAAATCCCTTGCGTGGAAGTCTACGAAGGCTCAAAAATGGGATACTAAAATAAAGCGTACTGGGAGCGGTCGGGTCCGTACCATGACAACGTGGCAGTATCCGCAATATACAATTACTACTGAATTTGCAATATTAACTCCAGAGGAGCATAAGCAAATCATGGGGTTCTATGCAAAAGTAAAAGGCGGTACAGTTCCTTTTCTTTGGTTGGATCCAGAAGATTTTGAGGAAAAGGGCATTCGTTTAGGCACTGGAGCTCAATCTGAATGGCAAGCAGTTCGTTTGTATGGTGATTTCAGGGAACCGGTAGCACATATCGAAAACCTAAAATTATATGCTAATGGGACACCGATAAATGCTGTATCTGATAAGGGCGTAATTCGGTTAGCACAAGGGGTAACAGTAGCGCCGACTGCTATTATTACAGCTGATTACACATATTATTGGAAGGTAATGTTCAGTGGTGATTATACAGACGAAATTATTTATAAAGACATATTCAAGTCTAAGTCTTTTAAATTGGTAACAGTGAGGTGAGTAAATGAAGGAAGTCGGACAGATTTTAAGCAATCATTTAAGCACATCTCAATCATTCTTGTCGTGTGATTTATACGAGCTAAAACTAAAAAGCGGTATCAGCTATTACTGGGCCGATACCGATGCAGATGTAAATTATGGGGGCCACACTTATAAAGGTGATGGCCCTATTATTACGCGTGAAAAAATAGCTACGAACAGTACAGTTAGTGTTGATAAATTAAGCGTAACCATTACTGCTAGTCAAAACGACCAAATTGGTGGTGTGCCTGTATTGGAAGTCGCTCATAATGGTGGGTTAGATGGCGCAACGCTTGATCTTCGCCGTGCATTTTTTGACGATGCTGGCAAGGTGATTGAGTGCATTGACCTATTCCATGGAATTTGCGAAGTAACACAGGGCGGTGGCTTTATATTGAAGATTAGTGCAAAGTCAGTTGTTCAAAAGCTCAATATCGAATATCCGAACAGAAGATATTATCCTCAATGCCCTTATAGTATTTACTCGAAAGAGTGCGGTGTCGATATTAAGGCTTATCGCAAGAAAGCAAAAGTAACGGCTGTTACTGGTACCAATACCGTGCAAATCGATATACCGTTTGAGGACGGCTATTATACAGCCGGTGGTATGGAATGGATAAGCGGGCCATTAGCAGGGCAAGCAACGCAAATTATGGATAGTAAAAATAGCACTATTATTTATATGAGTGCGACTAACACATCACCTCGTGTTGGTGATGTAGCCTATATCTATCCAGGGTGTGACAAAACACCGACTACTTGTAAGAATAAATTCAATAATTTTAGTCGGAATAGGGCGACACCTTATGTTCCTTTAAAGGAGACGATACGATGAAATTAACAACAGGTGAACGTATAGCGAATGCTGCATGTGAATGGCTAGGCACTCCGTATCAAAATAACGCTATGGTGAAAGGTAAAGGGGTAGACTGCTCATATTTATTGGTGGCTGCAGTGGTTGATAGTGGCCTAATGAATATTGCAGATTTTAACATCGAAAACTATTCCAATGAATGGCATTTACATCGTTCAGAAGAAAAGTACCTGAAATATGTCAAGCAAGTAGCAGATGAGGTGCCTTTTGATGATCTTCGTATCGGTGACTTCTTACTATACCAATATGGCCGATGCATTTCTCATGGCGCTATTTATATTGGAAACAATTTGGTAATTCATGCGTTCGTTGACTTGGGCGTTATTCTTTCATCGATTGATGATGTATTATTTTATGACGCAAAAGGAAAAAATCGCTTGCGTGCTGTATATCGTTTCAGGAAAGGTGATAAATAATGGGCTTTTTATTTAATCGCGGCAAAAATACCACTAATCGAGCCGATATGATTGCTGATTTTCAAATCAACAGTGCTTCATATGGTGAGGTGGTGCCTGAAGTGTTAGGCACTACACGATTGAGTGGCAATATTATTTACTACGACGATTTTACACCTCATGAACATCGCAGTACGACGAGAACTGGTAAGGGTGGCGGTTCAAAGCATACAGAAATAACCTATACCTATACTGTTGCATGTGCTATTGGCTTATGTGAGGGTCCTATCGCTGGCATAGGGAAGGTTTGGCGTGACAAGGAGATATATACCTATCCGAGCGAAAAAATCGAACTGACGGCATATAATGGCGATTATGGACAAACTCCATGGCCTTATGTTTTATCAAAGCACCCTGAAAAGGCATTGCCTTATAGTGGCTTGGCATATATGGCTGGGGTGGTAGATTTAGGGGAACGAGGTAGTCTACCTCAATTTAATTTTGAAATTAGAGGAAAGCTATTAGATACTGGCGACGGTATCGATGTAAACCCAGCCGATTATATTGTGCATGTGTTAAAGTCTATCGGTATTGACGATGTAAGTATAGACGGGTTAGAAAATTATCGTGCCTACTGTAAAGCAGCAGATATTCTAATTAGTACACCTCCAGACAGTAAAAGCTCGAAGGCTCAAACTGTAATTAATGATATAGCTGAAATTACAAACAGCCTTGTCTTTTGGTCTACAGACCGTTTGAAAATTGTACCATTAGCCGATAAGCCTATTGGCGATTGGTCGCCAGTTAATCAAATTCAATATAACTTAACAGCAGATGATCTTATTCCGGCTAGTGATGGACAACTTATTGTATATAAGCGAAAAGATAGCTCGGAAACATATAATCAGGCAACAGTTGAATTCATTAATCGAGCTAATAGCTATGAGAAAGAAACAGTATCATTCGAGGTAGTAGCAGATGTGCAAAAGAATGGCCTCAAACCAGCGTCTAAGAAGTCCGCTCATTATCTCTATACTAAGGCAAGGGCTCAATATTACGCTGAACAGCTGGCTATGAAACGGCTATATGCAAAGAATCAATATACATTCCATCTCGATTGGGCGTTTTGTAGATTGGAACCAGGCGACCTAGTAACAATTACAGATGAGTTATGCGGATTGCGTGAGCAAATCGTAGTTATAACGTCAGTATCAGAAGCTGCAGATGGACAGCTTGAAATTACAGCAGAGGGTAAACCGCCAGGAACATACGCTCCGGCAAAGTATAATGTTCTTGAAAATGAACGACCTTTTATTGATTATAATGTGCCTGCTCCAAGTGTAAATGACGTGGCTATTATTCAAACGCCAGGTGATGTAGGGGGCAATGAATTATATATCGGTGTTAATTCAGAGCCTAATTGGGGTGGCTGTTCTATATGGTTGTCGGACAATAACGAAAACTATAAACGAATTGGCAATATCTCACAGCAGGCTCGAATGGGTAGGCTAAAGACAAACCTAACACAAGGAAGCAACACCGCTAATGTGATAATCAATCAAGGAGCATTAAAAGGTGGCAGTCATGTTGATGCTGAACGAGCCAACACTCTATGCTGGGTTGACGGCGAGTGCCTATCTTATGAAACAGCTCAATTGCAGCTTAATGGCGATTATGCTTTGGGTGGTATTATACGTGGCCAATATGGAACTAATGATACAGCTCATAATGCTGGTGCTAGGTTTGTAAGAGTCGATGAGGCGTTATATCATGCTCCGTACCGTAAAGAGGATATCGGAAAGCAGGTATATTTTAAGTTTACGTCGTTTAACATGTATGGATCTAACGAACAAGGGTTAGATGAGGTGCAAGCATACCCATATACAATCACACCATACTATATTCCGGAAGTAAGCGATTTAGCATTATTTACTAAATATTACGAAATTGGCGATGGTGTATTGTCATTTGATGTAGTGGCTGCATTTACTCAACCAGCTATTAATACATTTGATACTGTCGAAGCATGGTATCGTGAAGGCACTAACGAATGGAAGTATGGCGGTAATGGTGATAATCAAATCGTTATTAGTGGCTGTGAATTAGGCCATACATATGAAGTGCGATTAAAGGTAAAGGACCGACATGGAAACTACTCACAAGGCATTATCAAATCTGTATTAGTTGAGCTCAAATCAGAAGTGCCTAATACTCCGCAAGGGCTGGGCGTTTCGTTTGGTGATGTTGCCACCTTTAATTGGTTAGAGGTGCGTAACTCTGATATTGATTTTTACGAGTTGCGATATGATCTGCACCCAGGTCAAGAGTATGGGCTAATTGGTAAAAGCAATAATACTACTTTAAGCACTCTATTAACAGAACGGAGTGCAAAAGTATATTTATATGCTCATAACCCTACAAAGGGGTATAGCGCTCCGGCAGAATTGACATATAACGTACCTATTCCACCTAAACCATCAACTATCAAAATAGTTAGTTTGATTAATGGTATCGGTATTACTACCGATAATATCAAGTTAGGTTGTAAAGGGGTTAATATTTACGTTGACGGCACTAGGTATTTCTTTACAACGAATGTAGCAACGATACCATTGGAAAGCGGTGTTCATACAGTACAGGTTGCATTTGTTGATCTATTTGGAGAAGGCCCTAGAAGTGATGAGCAACTAGCGACAATCAAAACTAAAATTGATAAGTCCCTACTCGATATGGAAAGTCTAGGCCTAGCGGGTATCGATAAAGCAGTAAATGACTTAAAAGGTGAAGTCGGAACAGTCAAGACCGCTGTTAATGGTATGGATAGCAAGATAATCGACCTTGGCAATGCGTACCATCGCTCTTTGAGCGATTATCAAAATAACGTAAATTCACAAATCACGCAGATTTCGAGCGGTATTGATTTGAAAGTAACGCAAGCTATCAATAATATAGATGGCGCGGAACTTGTGAGCCGTATTAATTTGAGCCCAGCAGGTACACGAATAGACGGCAAATTATTGCATGTTACTGGCGACGCATTATTTGATAATAACATCATCACCAAAGGCATGATACAGGCTGGCTCCGTTACTGCTGATAAAATGCAGGTGGATAGCCTTTCATCTATAACCGCAACAATCGGCACATTGCGAACTAAAACGAGTGGTGCAAGGGTTGAAATTAGCGATAATCTAATTCAAGTATTCGATGAGAATAATCGGATACGCGTAAAATTAGGGGTGTTCTAATGATATTTATATTAATTCTAGCAATATTGCTAATACTTGGGGTCATATGTGCTATTAAATTAAGGAGACGTCATAAAATGCCACAAGGAATAGAAATATATAACGAAAATGGCGAAAAGATACTATCAACTGAGAATAGACTAACTCGGTCATTAATGTGCGTTCCTTGTACATCATGGACTGGGTCAGCAAAAGTAATAGGTAAACAAAAGGAGACAACAATATACGTCATTCCTTTTGTATCCGTTTCTTATAAAGGCAATTTCCCAACAACGAAATTTATCAAGACTTGGATTAATCAAGACACAGTGTATTGGGAATATACACGGATTAATAACCATTTTTTTGATAATGATACGTTGGCTATTGTGTTATTTATAGGGGAGTACTAATATGAGCGCAACTTATCTCGAAGTCAACAATGACAAAAATCAAATCATCATTAACGATGAGTACAGAAATTTTAAATTGCACAGCGTCGTGCCAAAAGTTGTTAGCCTATTTTTCAACACCCGTGTTGCGGCTGATGATAGCGGAAGAATGTATTTGAACTTTATTAAACCCGTTAATGAAGATTGTGTTATCGCCTCGGCCTTTGGGCGTCAAATATGTATGGTGCACCCTCATTATAGGCGCTTTGTGTATCCTAGTGCGTTATCGCCAGAGCCGTCTGGAGTTGATTGCTATTTATTCGATAACTACACGCCTATAAATGTCAACAAAATTAGAGCAGGATTACAGATATCCAACGAGCAAGGTCAAATAATATTTGATTCAGAGTATCCAGCATTGCGTTTATTGGATTATATCGATATCGATATAAATGATTGCAAGCCGTGGCAAAATCCTAGCGATGAGCGCTATATAAAATTTGGTAATGATATATTAACTCGTTCGTATAATGTCAAATCTATTGCTGTTTGTTTGCTCAATTCACCACCGTCGCCGTTCGGACCGTCAGACGGTGCAAATTCAGCGGAGTACCTTGGGTACGGCGTATCTATCAAAGGCGGAAATACATTGACTTTAGGCGCGACATGGCAAACCACCATAACCACGTCAGATAGATTAGCAGACGCTGGCGTCGATTCACGTCTAAGGCTACTGGTTGCCGATGTGAGCGACCTTAAGAAACCATAATTTAATATAAACGAGGTACATATGAACTTTATAAGAAACGAGCCAGAGACATTACACATCGGCGCTGATTATCGTAGAGGTTACGAGGTCAGTGCCGATTTTGATTTAAGCAACTGCACGGCAATTATGAAAGTGCGGAGCGTGCAGGGCAAATTATTGGCCGAGGCTGAATGTGTGGTTCACGAGAATATTATTTACTGCACAATCACAGCCGAAGCAACTAAGACCATAGGCCGCAATTATAGGAGCGGTCAATATGATGTGTTCCTTATTCATGGGAACGATACCACTAAAATCGTAATGGGTGATATGAAATTCATTCATGATATTTCAGCACATTAGGGGGTGCAATAATTATGGAAGATACAAATAACTTTGAATATGTGAACGTTAAAGCAAAGGTTCCGAAAGTGATTGATATTGTTATTCCTGGGGCACAAGGTTTGCCAGGTGAACGAGGTATGCAAGGGACTAAAGGGGATCCGTTCCGATATGAGGATTTCACCGCCGAACAGTTAGAGGCATTAAAAGGTCCTAAAGGTGATAAGGGCGAGGATGGGCTAAGTGCCTTTCAAATCGCTCAATTAAACGGATTTCAAGGTACATATGTTGAGTGGCTAAAATCGTTAAAAGGCAAGGACGGCGCAAGTGCTACATCTGAAAAGGCAGCAGAATTTTTTAAACGAAAAAATATATATGTAGAAAATTCTGATATTGCTACTATTTTGAATAAATTGCTTGAAATAATGGATGGCGCTATTCCAGAGGAAGAGTATTTGCCACTAACATATATCCAGCCATTAAAAGGACAAACTACTTTAGCTGTACAGGGCCAACTTCATTTTAAAGTCAGCGTAAATGGCGGCGATAAGCATGTATTTGAAACGAAAGGCTTGGAATTGCCTATTGCTGCATTCGGCGAAGATGATATTACATTGAAATATTATGACTTAATCGATAGGGAAGTTAGCACAGTAACAGTATCAGGCGTTACAGATAATGAGGGTACGCCTGATGATACTTATGAGCAAAACGGCGCTAAGTATGCCTTATATGGCAATAGACTAATCGTGAATGTATCAAATTATAATGGGAACAGTTATAATCCGTTTGTATTTATGGGTAAATGGGCATACGATAAAGTGAATGACATCACAATCAATACTAATAAGGCTAAAGGCTTGCATCTCAGTACTATCGGTCATAACAGCATATTAAATTTAGGCAACAAGCCTGTATATGTTACCAATCCAGAATTTATTGTATTGAAACCTGACACATCTCTAGCTGGTCAAGCAGTGAACATCGGTACGTTGCAACAGGGTACCACTATGACGCACTTTGATAGTTCCGAATATAGTTGGTCAAGCAGTGAACATCGGTACGTTGCAACAGGGGGCATTTGGGGCCATCTATAATTAATCAAACTACAGGGGGAAACAATGCAAGAATTAACGAATTTCATGAGTGAGGCTTGGCGGACATTGACGGATTCGTTCTTATTAAAGGCCTTGCTTGCCGTAATCGCTGATGTAGCGATATATATAATCGGCTTGAAACACGTGCAGGTGCTAGGAATATTCATATTATTGGTATTCCTAGACCTCATTACAAAATGGGCGGCTATATCGTATCAAATGCTTGTAGATATGGGAGCAAACGGCGATAATTTAACCGCATTAGACAAATATATAGCGATTCCAGCTGCATGGGGTAAAGGGCTTATATCCTCAAAGCATATGCGAAAGCCATTTGTAACAAAGGTGCTAACTTATTGCCTAGCGACTGCTGCAGCATGGTGCTTTGATTACATGGCAGGTCAATATGCTTTTGCCGTCAATATCGTATGGCTATATCTTGGCTCAGTAGAATTATTGAGTATTCTCGAGAACATGAGAGACGGCGGAAATACTACAATATCTGGCTTGCTTGACGCGGTTCATGCAAGAGTGGATATGATACTCAAAAAATAA